CTTGATATCTTCGAGGGGTGCAAGTGCGATGTCAAATAAGCGGTAGAACAAGCCGTATTCATTCACCTGCTGTGAGCCGCTTACCTTCACCTGCTCCCGGACCTTATCCGCACTCCCGTTAAATCGGTACAAAATAGACTGCCACAAATGATGCGGTTGGTATCCGCATAGGTAGAATTCCACTTGCTCGGGGTAAGTGTCGCACATATAGGCTATGGCATCGCTTATGATCTGAATATCGTTGGCATGGGTAAGCCCACCCACCCAGCCGAACCTGATTTTATCCGATTGCGTTTTTTCACCCAGCCATTGCTCGTCGGTAAGGTTCAAAGCATTTGGCAGCACACACACATTTGAGTTTATTTGCCGCACCTCGTTGGCAAGGGTGTCGGTGGTTACAGTAACCCCAGCAGCGTAATGTATAGCGTCTTGAACCGCCCCTTTGAGGTCGTTTTGTTTCGCCCAGCGGTAGGCGTGGTGAAACTTCGGCAGCCGCCAATAATCGTCCACATCAATTACATAGGGGATATTGTGCTTTGCAAGGTGAACCAAAACATCATAATGCCGTTTGCCGATGTAGCGGTTGAATACCACTAAATCATATTGCGTAAGGTTGGGCGTGCCTTTCTCGTTTATGTCATGGCAAATGTCCACTTCCAATTCGGGGTGAGTTATTTGCAGGTATTTTAGGGGAGAATAAAGGCGGTGGTATTCTACGCCACCCATGCCTTCCCAAAGTGCGAGTATCTTCATTTTGTTATATGCTTAAAGTTCTCCTTAACATAATATCCGCTTTAATGTCGGCCATAATCATGCGAATAAGTGGGCTAACTATTTGCACATATTGAAACCTGAGTTTTAGTTTCACATTTGCCCGGTGGCGTGTGAGGTGTCTATGCTGAGTCCGTACTTTCATTATCCTAAGTCTAATGTGATTTTAATTTCGCCCTGCACCGTTTGATTTACATCGGCTGTTTCCTTTGGCTTGCCGTACACACGGGATAGCAAGGTTTCAATCGAATAAAGGCTGCCCTTCTCCAATGACTTCCGCATAGCATTTGCAATCGTCTTTTCAAGTATCGTTGCTTTCGGGTTTTGCCACACCTCTTTCAACTCATCCAAATCCATTGACAGCATCGCCTGAATGGTGTCGTTTATTTCGGCAAGTTTGTACCCCTGCTCTTTGAGAAGAGTTACATACTTTTTAGGTCTGCCGTTGGGGTTTCTAACCTCTCCTTTTTGGGCTGGTATTAAGTTTTGTTCGTTTGCCATTTCTCTAATTTCTCTCTTTATTTTCCGCAGGTAGGGCAGAAATCTTTGTCTGACTCTTCGGGTTCGCTGGGAATGTCCAAACCCCATGCCGAAAGTTTATCCGCATCCCATTCATTTGCAAGGCTATCCCAGTTCCATTCCCCTGCATTGATGTTGTCCGCAATCAGAAAGCGGTTGCGTTGCTCTTCACTCCATTCATCTGCCAAAATAACCGGGACTTCTTCAATCCCGATTTCTTGCATTGCTCGGAGTCGTTGGTTGCCTCCTAAGACAATATAGTGATTTTTGTGGGTGTATGCAATCAAAGGCCGTTTAACCAGCATCTCTGGAAACTCAATGATTGATTGTTTGAGTTTCTCAAATTTGCTATCCCGGATTGCCCGTGGGTTTTTAGGGTGCGTCCTCAGTTTGCTTATTTCAATCCACTCCATTACTTTTCGTATATCCTTACATTTTGATTGATGTGGTTGCCTACTTTGAACCCTGCCAACTGCATGAAGTGGTCAAGCCCTGCATGACTCCATATTGTACAATGACCAACCTTCGGGTCGATGTAAGCATCGTCCTTCGTTAACCAATCGCTGAAACTTGTTTCAATCATTACTTTTCCACCGGGTTTCAATAGTAAATGTACCCCGGACAACTCCGGGAACGGGTATGACAAATGTTCTACGACTTCAATCATAGTAACGCAATCGTATTTCACATTATACAGGAAGTTGAACTCGGGGTTGTACGGGTCATATCCGTTTGACTTAACACCTTTCTGCCTGAGATAGGACAAAAATTGTCCACGACCGCACCCGTAATCTAAAACATACCGATTGCTCGGGGTCATTGCTTTGATGCGTTCAAGCCGGGTAGCGTTCAGTTCTTCGCTGTTTCGTTCTTCTTGTTTTTCACCGCCAACTTTATCGGTCTGGTCGATTGACTTGCTGTGTAGTGTGCCGAATTGGTCTTTATGATACTTTACTCCCCGTTTAGTAAAATATAACTCGGTCGGCCAGTCTTTTAAAAATTGTTTAGCCATATTTGTATTTCATGATTTGAATGAGGTTGACAAGAGTGAACGCCCCGTATCCGTTCTCCCCTGTCGGGATTACATTATTGGCATACGGGCATACTTCAACTATCCGTGGGTGCTTTATGATTTCAGCTATCGCATAGGCCATTGACTGATTGCCGATAAAGAATTCGCTGCCCTTTATGACTGAGGCCAACTCCGCGAAGTCCTGAACCTCGGTATAAGTCATGCCGGGAAGTTTGGCCGACAATACCCGGTATTCTTCGGGCAGCCCGACAAATGTCATTTTATCCGCATAGGGTTTCAAAACCATGTAATCAAAAGTCGGGTTGTGATAACGGGCTGTCCGGTTAATTACAATAGGCCGGGTTACTTTTGGTTTGACTGCAATGTCAATCGGCTGGGATAGGTCGCAAGTTAACCGGGGGTAGATGTGGAAATACCATTGCGATATATGCCCGGTGTAATTGTGGAACTTGCGAAAGGTGTCAAAATCATAATCGACCTGCCCGGGTTGTTCAGTAATCTGAATTGATTTGATAAACCCTGTTGCGAATAACAGCGGTCTGAGCATATCGCACATTCCATAAGTCAACTGAACCCCGTTGTTTGGGTGCTGCAAACCGGCTTGCAATGGAACATTTGGAACTAAAATCAATTCGATGTCTTCACCTATTTGTCGCATGGCTGGCAACGAATAAATGAGGTCGCCTGCGTTTCCGGAATGTTTTACTCTCTGCATATCTCCTTAATAAAATCGGTTAAACAAGTTGTACAAGGTGGCAACCTGCGCCCCTTTCGCTTTTCATATTCCCGAGCAACCGCATCTGCAAGGTCGGGAGGTAGCTGCATAGTTCCTGTGCGGTGCAACTGCTGCAAATGTGGAAATAGTTGCTCTTTCAGTGTCATAGCTTTTTATCAATTATGGCTGCCACAATAGCGGCCAACGATGCTGCAGCCACGCCCCACATTTCGCCCATGTAAGAATGATAAGACACCGACAGCCAAAACGCCAAACAAAATGCACATTCAAAGGGCTTTACACTTTTGCGGAAGTATGAGTTCTTCCCGGTCAAAAATGATATAATTGGGGGAAAGAAGTAGCGGCTGGCCAACACTGCCAACGATGCCAGCAGAATTGATTTACTTATTATGTCTGTCATATTGCCTCCTGATTTCGTCTTTCATTGCCTGTATTATTTTTTGTATTTCTCTAAAATTGATTTTGCTATCACGGGCGACCTGCTTAATTGAACGGACTTTTGCGTACTGCTCCCAAAGAACCCCCACATACCAATCACTCCGGTCATGGTCATGTGCCACACGGGAATACATATCGTTTGCGGTGTTGAGTGCGCCCAGTTGCCTCTGATATTCGTCCTCGTTGTATTCATCATCTTCGCCTTCTATGTCCTCGGGCAGTGTTTCGCTGGGCTTTCTGAAATCCCGGTAAAATCTTTGCTTACCGTTTCCGTGATACAGCCGAACCAAAATCCTGATTGCCCACCATTTAAGGAAGCCGTCTGCATGAATTTTACATATTTCTTCATCCGACTTTGAACAAATGACCACCCAGAACTCTTGGTAAAGGTCGTCGGCAAGGTCGCCCCCGATATTTTGGCAGGCTTCCCGTAACCAACTGGCTCGGGCGAGGTCGTTAAGAATGTCATCCCTTGTCAAGTTTTAATTGGTGTCGCTGTTGCAGGTATTCAAGCCATTGTTTATTATCCCCGTACTTCGTATGACAAATCCGGCACAAAGCCATAATGTTTTCTATGCGGTCGGCAAACTTACTGCCACCCATGCCACGGGGTTTGATGTGGTGAATGTC